GTTCTAATAAAACATCTTATTCGCTTCTTGATAACCCTGGAGAGGGTTATTGTATAATTTTAGCCTATGCGGCTATGGTAGAAAACGGGGCAGTGTTTCGACATATGCCCTCTTATGCTCTTGAAACCAGAGCGTTTAGACGTAAAGAATTTAATCGTTCTTTACATGCTGTGTTCGTCGACTTACATCAAGCTCTTAGTCAATATATCGTCATGGAAGAAAAACGAACCGGTATTGAAATAAGCCCTTATATCCTCGCAAAATCTTATGATTTGAATAATCCAAATTACGAAGTTTATGAGGCCGATTATTTACCGGGTTCGAAAATCGACAAAGAAGATTGGGAAGACATGAGACAATTGGTATTTTATATATGCCACAATCTTTCCAATTTTTCTCCTGAAGATTTTAATTGGGAAAAGATACTGAAACCCAGATCTTTATCAGAATTAGCGGTGAGGAAACTAATGTCCATAGCTTATGGTCGTGAATATCCTCAAGCATTATTAAGTATCAAAGATTATAAAGGTGAAGGACCCATCGGTTTGTTGAGTGGTTATGGCGATTCTGCTCACATGAGGCTAGTTGTAAAGAAAAATCGAAGCGTATGGCCTGCTCTTCCCTCATCGAAAGTTGATTACAAGATCGCTGAGTTAGGAATTTATAAAGAAACCCCTAATGTAGCACACCTTTCCAATCCTAATAGGAAACCCAAAGACAACGTAGGTAATGGTGGCAAAAAGGAGGAGGAAGGTCATAAATCAAATGAAGAGAACGGGGAAAAGAATGATGGAAAGAATAACCAAAAACATGGGGATGACAAAAATGGAAATCAAGAAGAAAATAAGAATAACGGAAGTCACAAACTTAATTTTAAAAATGATTTCCTCTTATCGAATAACCTGGTAGAACACCTACATGAATTTTGTAATTATGAAGGACCTGAAAAAGAAAACATCAAACCATATCCCCACCCTAATTTAAGAGCTTTATCTACTGCTTATCATAATTATAGCATATTAAGTTGCAAAAATAATGTAGTAGACCATGCAGCCAAAAGACCAAATGCTAATACTCCAAAACTTAGTAACAATCGTATAATATGGAGAACTAGGCCAAATATGTGGAGTCTCGATATGGACTACGTTAGAAAGCATGCTGATGTTAAATTTGATGATAAAGACGCGATAGACATCGCCAAAGTGAAGAAAGGTTATGATCATGTACTAACGGACGTTATATACTATTTCGACAACGCTTATCTTAACGATTTCTTAACAAATGCATTAACCGACAGTTCTTCAACTGAAGATGGTAATACCATCTTTGTTAATTATATTAGGTATCCAAATAAACCTGGCATATACCATTATAATAATAACGAGGGTTATGCAATTGTAACAGATTCAGGTATGGTCAGGTCATATGTCAAAGGCAACCCGAATCATTACGAACATATGGTAAGACACTTAAACCCAGGATTATACAGATATTCACAAAATGTCGTCATAAGTGTAGCAAGGATCATGAGATATGAGATAGGCCATGAAATAACGTATGAATGCATTAATATAAGGAGGGTTAAATATAACCAAAATCTGGATGCCGCCATTCGGTACGATCTAGGCATCGAGGTGAAAATGGATTTGGAACTACTTCAGATGCCTGTCGTTGATAGAAAATTTTACGATAATAACGATAGGCTAGAATATTTCAGAGGTTGTAAAATTAAATCTCAATACCGGTTGGCGTTGCCACATTTGGACGAGAACTTCCATCATCTCTTAAACTTAAGACCAGGGGAAATTCTAGAGATGAAGAAAACTTTCGTGAATGCAGTGAGATTATTTCGTCGAGATTCGAAGATTTATCGAGAAGTTTATAGCGATAATTTGCTAGGGCTATATGCATATCAATCATTTATATTAATGGAAGAAACGACAACTCCAATGATTGATCATTTGCAGAGCTATAAATCGACTAAAGTTGAATCGAAGTGGAAAAAATTGTTCCGATTCACATCATTCTCTGGTACCTCATTCCTTATTTCAAGAAAACTCGTTGACAAGTACGAATCATTACCGACTTTATTCGAAGTGATGATGGGGCAGAGAAGAACCGAACAGGAAGCAGAAGAACTCAAGAGAACTCTAAATACTGGGTCTACTGTTTTGAGAGCTAGCTGGAGATTCTTGAAGAAAAGCTTTAGCAACTGGGCTATTGAAAAAGAAAAAGCAAGAGCGCGTTGCAACCAAGATGAGTGGAATGATTCTATAGGTGGCTTTTTCGGTCTGGACAGGGTAAAATTTGAGGACAAAAATTCGATAAGACTCAGTTCTAAAGATGTTTTTGTAAGAAGCGTCAAGGTCATTGGATTAAGTATATTATTAACATATGCAGCTTACAAGATTAGGGACTATATTATAGGTGCTAAAGGTAGAATTGATATCACTTATCGTAATGGAGAACATCAAAATTCAAAAATCGCTACAGATGACGTGAATGATAAAGAAAGTAAAGTGTCGTCACTTAAGAGATTAATAAACGGTGTGTGCAAATATTCTATCGCTTGCTATAATAAAATTAACTCTGGAGTGAAGAAAATACAAAAGAAAAGAGATGATTACGTGAGAGAACGAGAAAGATTAAATAACTCCAAATTACCAGAAGATGATGTAATAAACGGTAAGCAGAATGCAATTGTGACAAATGAAAAACCGGCTACCGCGGTTGGAGAAGCAGCTGAGAGAGTGAATCATAGAGCTGGTGCAAAGAATTATCGATTAAAAGCCAAAATCAGGAACTCAATATTGCGACGTGCGGAAATTAAAGCCTCAAAAGAAAACTTGGTGCCTTTGGAAAGCATACATTATGATTTGGAAAACGCAACAAGAAGAGTAGCACCTTTCGAAAATTCATTATTAACCTCAAACACGAGTAAAATGAAACTAGATTGCACTTGCAGGACTATGTATTATAAACTGGATAGTACTGAAGTTACACACTTTGGGTCATGTGCGTATAATACGATAGCAGCGTTACTAATGCGACAAGCTTCAGTTCTGGAATTTGCGCATAAGGAAACGTTAGAACATTTTAAGGTATTCGTTGATAATTTCATCGCAGAAAGACACAATAAAATCGAAACATGGATTATAGATGAAGCCCCAAATTATAGTCTAGACGCATTCTTCGATAGTTTGGAAGCGCCAAAAAGGAGATTATACCAAAATGGTAAAGATAAGTTATATGATACAGGTAAAATCTCTAGAGTTCTAGGTTTATTCAGCAAATCAAATGAAATTCACGTCGATAAAGATGCGAGACCTAGATGTTTATTTAATC